GGCTGCAGGTGTAGATGCAGATGAAAAAAGAATAAAAGACTTTCGTCCAATTTGGTGGCTCAGCACTCGCGGAAAAGATATCGGCGGGTTAAGGATGACCGATCAATGTTTAGATTTTCTAATTGATAAAGCAGAAATTAAAATCTATAAAATAGATATTCCAAAAGAGCTTACTATAAGTTCGCAGGTACTTGTTTGGCTTGATCAATATCTAGACACTCCATTCCATTTAACTAAAAAACACATAACTGTAATATCTGAAAAAGCAGCATTTGAGCTTTATCTATTTTCAGGCGATGTTAAGAAGTTTGGCACTGCAAGATCTTTAGCAAAAAGACTGCGCCAAGAATCCACCTCCGAATAATAACACTATATAAATATTTCACCATGTTCGATCTAAACCCTTTAGAAGTTTTAAACAAACGATCACTATCTCATATTCCTCCGCATTTTGCGAAGTTTAAAATTGATGATAGAGGAGTTAGTTTTGGCAGCGATAATCTAGAAAATTGGATCCGTAATCGATTAAAAGGTCGGTACGCAATTGCCAAACAGCCTACTATTGACAAAGACGAACATTTAAAAACAGCCACGTTTGTGGCTTTTGAAGATCAAAAAGAACTAACATACTTTATGTTAGCCTGTCCACATTTAAGGAGAAACTAATGGACCAACAAGAAAGCAAAGTATCACCGGGCGCTCCAGTAGAGCCAACCACTGCACCAGCTGCCGAAGCTAATGGTCAGGGCGGGGCAGATCTTAACATCAATGATCTTGCAGCATTGCGTAGTATCATTGATGTAGCAAGTTCACGTGGAGCATTTAAGGCTGCTGAGTTAGAAGCTGTAGGTAAAATTTATAATAAACTTAACACTTTCCTAGAGTCAGTGACTGCTAAAAAGGAATAATATGGCTAATCCAGTTAAACACGTTGGCAGGATCAAAAACACTGGAGTTAAAGTAATTACAGTGTTTAGAACCCTTCCGGGAGAATCAGACTCAGCTTTAGTGATTCAAGTTAATCAACTTAAAGATGAATACCATGATGCAATTATGCAATTGCTTGAAACTGATCAAGCACAAGAAGCATTTGAATTTGGAGAGATGTTATTTATTCGTCATTTCCCAGATGGGCGTCCAATGCTATCAGCATTACAACAAGACGGAAGATTGCAAAAAGTATCTACTAGCGATGTTTTAATGACTCCGACTGTTAATGCTTCTGTTCCGTTGGATCAATTAAATGTTCTAATTGCTGAACAGAAGAACTGTGCTGTTGACGAATTATGCAATTTTGTCAGCGGAGCACAGGCTAATGCTCAGGCTAAGAAAGCACAAGAAGACAAGAAAAATTCTGCGCCAACTACCGAAGCAGTTTCTGCGCCCGTAAGAGCTCAGGCAGCACCCGATGCTGTTCTTACAGATACAGACATTGCCAAGAGTTATCGTAGTCAAGCTGATTCAATGTACAAAGAAGCTGCAAGACTTCGTAAAGAAGCAGATGCTTTAGATCCTCCAAAGAAGAAAGCCACTGCAAAAACATCTGAAGAGGCTGGTGTCTAAGGCATTATTCAAACCGCCCAGACATTTGGTTAAAGAATGGCCAGAGGTCTTTGAGGACCTCTACATGAATACAATGCCTGTAGCCTATCTGATACTTTTGCGGTTAGAATTTACTAATGGTCGGATATGGGAAATCAATGTTCAAGAGCAATTGGCAAACGCCGAAGCTGACGAAATTGCTAACAAGCTCTTGAATATATTTCAGGAGTATAGGAATGATATTAAAAAGATAGATTTTCAAATGGATGTAGAACGTTTAAAAAACGACATCCAGGAAAGTTCTAAAAATCTTTTATGAAATATGATTCTGTTGAGTCAATAACACGATCAAGCATAATTTTTTTAAAATCTAAAGTTTTATAATGATAGAAATTATGTTTGATCGTGTTGTTCCATTTATAAATTGCAGTTCGTCTACTTTCAGGATCTTGCACACACCAATTTCTTAAAGATTGGTGAAACTGTAAAAATCGGTTGCTGTCATCGGCAATATCATCATAACTTTGATCAAGGCCGTCAAAGTCAGTTATAAATCCCCAGCTTCTTAATTTTCTTAGAGTGCCGCTTTGCCCTAATATCACAAAGGGATGACCTACTAATAACGGTCTAAATGTTTTTTCAGTAATGAACAATCCGCCTGTTTGATTAAAATGACTTTCAGTTACAACTGTTAGTTGACTATTTTCATATATTTCAAGATTGTTAATTAAGTTTGGTACTTGGTTCACTAGATCTGCTACATCTACAGTCTTGGGATAGTTAGCTGTTAATACAGATTTATAATGATTGTATTCTACTGTTTGGTATATCGGTGTATCAATACTGTGTGTACTAAACCAAGCTCCACCGCTTACTAGACCTTGTAATTTATTCTCAGCAAGAAAATATAGATGTTCTGTTCTATGATTTCTATGAGCACGGTTTAAACTATTAAAAGGTAAGCAATGATCTTTTATAGTAACAGGCTGTGTTAAATGTACAGAATTGTTTGAAGTTTTTCCGTCCCACTCGATTCCTTCTTGAAATTCTATTAGTTCATCTTGATTATGTTGATTACACCAGTCTGCATATTGTTGTCTTGCATTCAAGTTACCGGAAATTATTAGTAGTCCGTGTTTTGGCAACCTTAATAGTTTAACAGTATTGTGCAAATGCAAGAACCCATCAAAATCTTCTTTGGTAAAATTGTCTCCCTCTACAATTGACAAAATAACAATTCTTAATTTTTTATTTTTAACAGCAGAAATAACTTTACTTCGAATATCTAATAAAATATTTGAACTAGGCTTCGATATTTTTGCACACCAAAGACTAGGTATTTTGCTAACTTCAATTAGATATATTCCTGGAGAATCATAGCTATCAGAATATACAGGTGTAAAATCTGACTTTAATAAACTTTCTTTTAATTCCTGTAGGGTTCTTACATTGTTAATTTGTTCTATATAAGAAAGATTAACGTTGTTGCAATCATCAAAATAACAAAGCATTATAATCCTCTAGAAAGTATAACTCCATTATTGCCCGAATAGACTATTTTGTAATTATGAATCAATAAAAAGGGAACTACCGCGCCAGACTTACCTATGTATATTCCTGCAGACTCAACATACGGTGTATCGTCACAGATAATCAAAGATTGTTCTGCCATATAGGGTAAACAATTGATCATTTGTTTAAGATGTTCAACCTGACTGCCTAAATTTGACCATTGAATATTATATTTGATATACTGTTCTTTGATCCTGTCAGCATTAAGTCCTGGATTAGACCAATCATAGTTGTCTAAATATAAAACTTTTATTTTTTTATTTAATGTTGGCAGAACTTCTTTAGCCCAGGTAGCGCCGTCTCTAATTTCCCATCTTATGTTTTCTAGATGAGTAAATTTATGTTTAACTTCGTCAACAATGTCAACAGTATAAAAAGGTAATTCTGTTCCCACAGACAATCCATTAAAAAACGGTGTTGACCCTTCGTCGCGGTCGCTGCCTATTTCTAATATTATATCTGTGTCTTTATTATAAGACAGCTGTTCTAAGTAAGGTTGAGCATTAAGATGAAAGTTTGACATTATATAAATTGACTACGATGCGGGGGAGTTTCATGCGTAGCATTACTACTATAATAAAACTGAATAAAATTTTGTCTTGTTACATTTTCAGGGCAAGTTAAAGGATTAGGGTGTCCGTGTATTAGGCGTTCATCATAATTCCAAATAGCTAATCTGTTAGGCTTGGGTGCAATTTTAACTAGACATTGAGTTTTATCAAAATCCCAAAATTCTAGATCGCCGCCCCAACTATCGTCCCATTCAGAATTCATATACAATATTATATTAACACGACGGGTAAGTCTAAGCTGCTCATTCCAATTGAAGTCATTATGCAGACCCAGGCTGTTTCCGCTAGATACACGAGTAATGCCGCCGCCACGATAGTGTGGATCACCTACTAGTTTGTCAATGCCTGTCAGCTGCTCTATCCAGTTGAGAAATTGGGCTCCTTGAAAACTGTAGGCCATTGACTGTATTCTAGGAGTGCTGGTAAAGTTCCTACACTCTTTTCTATAACTTGTTCCGTTGCTGAACACAGTCCAATCAGTTTCCTGAAGGAAATCAACTTCAAAACTCAAGGTGTTGAATAGTTCTTCTGGTAGAAAATTGTCTATGATCGTATAAGGAACTGGAGAACCCGCAGCATGGCTTACTGCTAATTCAGCAGGGCTGTAATGCTGATTCAATTCATTAAAGAATTTGTATATTTGACTGTGGCTCAAAATGACTCCTTAAAAATTCAAACGATGTATTGTGTGATTTATTGTCTTTCTTAGAAAGCAATATTTCACGGTTTTTAGTTGCGATTAAACGACAATTAAACAACAGATCGTCGTATTGATCTTTTGGTAATTCTGATATTCTTTTTATTTCTGCAACTATCATACTCAGTCTTTTGTGATTATCTTCTTCGAGATCGTATGATTCGTTTATATATGGACTAAATGTTTTAAATCCTAGACTACGGAAGTCTTCTAAGAAGTATGCTGTAGAAAATGCAATAAAGGGCTTGCCGCAGGCAATGGGCTTATTGGTTTTTTCTGTTATACTGCTTGGCGCTAGATCTCTTAACTTGCCCTTACTGATATCTACATAATAAGACACATCGTAGTGTGTTTCTACTAGAATATGAAAATCTGCGTTTAGGATTGCATCGTAGGTTACATCACCCCATTTGTTTAGAACATTGTCGTTAACATCTAGTGCATAAGGCACTCCGGATAACCAAGTGTCTACCGTGGAATCTATTTTAAAATTCAGTGCCGTTAGATCTTTGGTCATTGTGTCTTTGTCAAAGTATCTAACTTCACCATAGGGGAATATGTTGTAAAAACTATATCTGAAGTCTTTTAATAGATCCTGCTGCGCCAGTTTAGCATATAGGTGCAGTCTCCAAGGACGATAATTTCTACTTAGCATACTGAATTTGTGTTCAGTGTGTTGATTATCGTGTATCTGTGTTTTTGCCAATAGATCGTTAAACACTCCAATATTAACTCCGTAGACTGCTAGTTCAGTTAGTCTATCAGTTAAGAATTTCCTATGAACTTCGTCCATGACAATTATATACAGCTTTGCTGGATGAATGTTTTTTTCTACAATTACTTGTTTGATATCGTGTGCTAGTTTATATGTAAATGTTTCGTTGCAATTTTCGTAGATAAATCTAGCAGTGGGATCTGTTCGTAGATGATCCCAATGTTTATTTTCCATACTGTCTATTAGGCCAACGCCTTCATGTAAATCATAATAATAATGGAAATAGTAAATTGTATCGGGCGCACATTCGCACTCGGATAATGGGGCCACAATATTTTTGTTTATTTTTAGATCATAGACCTTGCCTGTTTTACTAAAAATCTTTTTTTGACTTTTAATCCAGGCATAGGTCTTTTCTAGTCCGTACTCTAGTGTGTCAGCAGGGGCCCACCCTAATACGCCTTTGATATAATCATTATGGCTGTTGCGACCCATTACTCCTTGAGGACCAGGAATGTTTTTAATTGAAATATTTTTTCCGGCAATCTTAGCAATTAACATTACAAGATCATTAATGCTAATCATTCTTTCACTGCCAAGATTAAGAGGTCCTTGAGTTTCTCCGTTAACTATTTTATGTATACCTTCAATGCATTCGTCAATGTACATAAAACTTCTAGTTTGATTACCTGGCCCCCAAACTTCTACTTCGCCTGTGCTTTCAATTATCTTGCGGCAAAGTGCTGCTGGTGCTTTTTCTCTACCATCACACCAAGATCCAAGTGGTCCGAATACATTGTGTAGTCTAGCAATACGAACAATAAAATGATAATTTCTAGCATAGCTTAGGTATAGGCGTTCACTGAATAGTTTTTCCCAACCATACTCGCTGTCTGGTTCTGCAGGATATGCACTTTCTTCGCTGCACAGAGGGTTGTTGGGATCTAATTGATTATATTCGGGGTACACACAGGCGCTGCTGGTATAAAAAACTTTAAATACTTTTTTCTTAACCATCTCATTGAGAATATTAAGATTTATTGTGGCACTATTATGCATGATATCAGCATCGTTATCGCCGGTGCTAATAAACCCTGCACCACCCATATCTGCTGCTAGTTGATAGATACACCAAAGTTCTTCTATTACAACTTTAGCAACATCGTCTTGATTACGGAGATCAACAATGTGAAATTCGTCTGCATCTGTTTTACTAAATGAAGGATATTTTAAATCAGCACCTATAACATAATATCCTTGTTGCTTTAAACTAGTTACTAAATGAGTTCCAATAAACCCACCAGCTCCGCATACTAATACTTTTTTCATTATTTTTCCTTTTTCTTTAACAATGTTAAAGATCCAACTGTTTTTACCATTTCAAAGTTATTTAATTTAACCAGTTGCTGTATATTTTTTTCTACATCAGGACAAAATTCATTGTGATCATGTATTAACAACAACCCGCCTATTTTTATAAATGAAGACCAACGATTAAGATTATTATGTAATACAGGATCAAAATGTGTACCATCTTCAAAATATAAATCTATTTCTGTGTTCCAATCGTTAAAATCGGACCGTGCATTACCGCATAACACTTCTACATTATTATACTTAGACAATATATCTTTAACTCTTTTATATTCAATGTTTATTAGATCCGTGCTTTCTCCGTTAACTGAAAATAAATCAACTGTATAAATTTTAATGTTAGGATTAGCTAGAGCCATTATTGTTGCCGATCCGCCAACTGCTGTTCCTATTTCAAATACTATTGAATCTGGAGGAATACCTGAAACTATTTCTTTTAAGAATATTATTTCAGGAACAGTCATCATAGCATCATATTCCATATTTTTCCAAAAAGGCATCTATCTCAATGTCCTGCATTGTATTTAAATGAGCTGCATTATAGTCAACAATATTTTTAACTGCATAGGTAAAATCAATCTTTACATGATCAGGCCAACTGGCAATTGATGCAATAGTATTCATAATCATTTTAAAACGCAGTTTATCGTCTTTTTCAAGGTCGTAACTTTCGTCCCAAAATTCTCCAAAAGTTTTAAATCCCATATCTTTTACATGTTGTAAACTTCCGGCAGCTCCTAATAATATAAAAGGCTGCATAAAGGCGATAGGTTTATATGTTTTTTCTGTAATATGTATAATTTTATTAAAGAAATATGTTTCAGTAACAATATTAATTAAAGAATCGTTGTAAAGATGTTGTACAGGATCAACACTATCCTCCATAGGGTATCGACTAAAATTAGGATTATCTAATACTAATGGTAATAATTTATCGGCGGCTAACACATCCTCGCTGGTTAACTCCATATCTGAAAATCGAGTTAAAAGATATTTGCAATTTTCAACAAATGATCTATTAGCTTCTGGTTGAGTTTTATCCATACTATAGTAACATTGATTGATTAAACCATATTGAACCATTGCTAGGTACAACATTAGTCGATGATCATTATATCTTCTATTAAAACACAAGAATGTTTTTTTACGGGGTCCGGGTTGATATTTTAATATTAACGAGTTTTTTATTGCTGGGCCAACATTACATTTATCAATTCTAAACACTGGAAAATATTCCATTTGTATCTCAGGCAGTTTGTGATTTCTACGACAATAATCTTCATATACTTCAGTACCGTTGTAACAATTACTTAGATAGATTACCTGTGTCAATGGAAGACCTTTAGATATAAAATAATCAGATAGATGATTTAAAAATTCGTCGTCCATGTATCCTTCATAGAATAGTGTTACTAAGAAGTAAGCAGTTTTATTTCTTATGCGTTCTAAAACGTTAAAATGTATTTGATTATTATCAAAGAGGCCGTCAGAATTGTGAAAATTATGGAATTTATCTCTATAATGAAAATTGGTCCAATTTAATTCGTATAAAAACACTTCGTCAGGTAATTTATAAGTTGGAGATATTCTAGAATTAAGAATCCTAGAATGAAAATGAGGTTTTTGAAATAGGTCTCCCTTTATTTGAGGGAAATGATAATCTACTGATGCTTCCATTAGGTCAGATATAGTAGGAATCCTATTGTTAGTTATGGGGCCGTTGGGCCCTATCCATTCATATACTAGATTTAATTTTTTATTCATCTTTGCAACTGTTATAAAATTCTATCATTTTTGGAAATATAGAGACAAAATCTGTGCCTCGTCTGCGATCATATTCTGTGAACCAATTATAAAAATCACGACGTCCTTCTTTTAATTTTTCCTTAGAATAAACAGTAGATTCCATGTAATCAACTACACGCCTAAATTTTTCATATTCTAAACTATTAAATTTTTCAACATTTTTATCATCGATATTGTTTTTAATAAATTCTAGATGGGCATACATATATGGCATAAATTTGTCTTTAGGTAAGATATTCATATCATATTGCAACGGTTCTTTTAAATATGGAGTATCAAATCGTACTGTGGCCCATGATCGGTGTTTATATATTTTTCTCCATTCTAAAAATTTTTCAAGCAAATCTTGAAAATTAGTAACTGTTAAAATATTAAACGTAATCATAAAAGTTAACGGCAGGTTTGTTTTTGACATATAGGTATGAAAATTTTGTTCCCATACTTCTAAATTCAAGCCTGTACGAATATACTCAGCGGGTTTTCCCCAAGTATCTAAACTAGTAAACATTTTAAATGTTTTAATTTTCTTTTCACTTAATAACTTATTCACTCGTTCTACTAGTCTTTCCATTAGAATAGGTTTTATTCCAAAATTACTATTAATGTTTACCTCTAAATTAGGTTTAGGATTTTTATCTAAGTCTTCCAATAGACGCCAGGTACTTTGTTGTAACAGTGGTTCGCCCCCTGTAATGCGTAAGATGTTTAGAGTTTTACTAACTTCTGGCCACCAACGCCACCAAGCTTCAACATAGGGGTTAGTTTCTTCTTCATAGACTTTAAACCAATCAATGTCATTGCGATGATTCTTGACCATATCATACGGCCCAAAATCTTTAATCTCTTTATAATATGCACTGCTATGTTTAGGATGACAGTATCCACATTTAAAATTGCACTCATTACCAAAGCTAACTTCAATATATTCGGGATTTATATTTTGATTCCAATCACCGTTTTTGATTTGTTCAAATCGATCAGGTCTATATATTGAACTGTTACGTTCTTTTCGATCACTAATATAGTCTTCACCTAATGTTTCAATATTCCAGCAATATTGACAACCGCTAGGTTTTTCTCCGTTGAGCATTTCTAATCGTTCTAACTTTTTTTGTTCTGTATTATGCAATGCACTAGGATCAATTGCAATTTCATTTAAAGGAATTTTATGGGGACGGGGATGATAGCAACTGTGTGTTTCTCCCGTCTGTAGATATATTGTAGTATGATGCCATTTAGCCATACAGAAAGTAGGCGAAATTTCGTTCATAATTGGTATGAATTTTTTAATTCTTTCTAAGCTATTGCTATCATTCATTGGTTGTTTTCCATTTTAAAAATTCTTCTTCTAACCAATTAAAATTGTTTATTAATGATAATTTTTCTTTATTATTAATATTGTCTTCGCCATATTTCTTTCCTGCTTTTGCCCCAGCAATAGAGTATGTGCCAAACGGTTTATCTTCTCCTCGTGAACACCAAGCTATTAATCTTTCTTCAGTTTCTAAATCATATTGTTGATCAATTACTTTACTGGCTAATTTAACACATTCACGAAATGCGCTCCTCCATGTGCTAAATGCATCTGTATTGAATTCAGTTACATTAGAAACCGAAGGCATAACTTTAAAATTTTTACTTAAACTTGTAGTCATATCTGTGGTATTGGTATCCATGTTAAGGATTAATTTTTTAGGAAGCAACTTTACTCCTCCGTAACCATAGAGTAATCCGTTAACTAAATTTAAACTTTTCCAAACGTGTACCGTGTCAAGAAAAATGTCTTTTTCGTTTCTATTGTAATAAGGAATGTAATCTATTTCAAAGTTAAAATCTTTAATAATAATAGCATCTGCATCAACTACCCAAAACATATCTGTTGTAGCAATCTTTGCTGCTTCAATATGAGCATTATGAATTCCTTTTACACCATCTATTCTCTTGGCTCTAGGAAACCTATCTGTTAATCTTTTAAAATTTTTGTCTGCGTTAGTTTCGTTGTAACTAATAAAAACTATATCAAACGGTTTAGGATTACTAACTACAATGTTGTGTTGTTTTTTTTCTATAGGAAATCTATGATCAAACTCTTTTTTAGTAATAGGGGAATTTTTAGAATATAATACAACACCGTCGTACCAATCTCCATTTTTAAATACGTGAGTTATGTTTCTATGAAAATGATCATACACAGGAACATAATAACTATTAAAATCAAAATCTTTATCTAACACAACATCATTACGGATTACCCAAAACATTTCTGTTTTAGTATTTTGTAATGTTGTAATATAATCTTCAAACGTGTTTATTTGAAAAATCTCAAAAGGAACAGGTATTGATACTTGTATATTCCATTCTTTCTTTTCAACTGGAAATCGATAATTAAATTCTTTAGCTGTTAGTGTTTTAGATCTGCTCATTAACATAAGCCCGTCGTAGAAATCCCCATTTTTAAACATGTGAGTTATACTTCGATCATAGTTGTATTTTCCATCATTAGGATCAAAGTAAAAATCAAAAATGCTGTGATCTACAAGTTCAATGTCTGGCCACACACACCAAAACATCTGTTGAGTTTCATTTTTTAAAATATCTTGATATTCTTGATAGCTATGTATAACATATCGTGGATATCGGTACTTGCTAACTACTAGGTCATGTTCTTTTTTATCTACTAAGAATCTGCGATTAAATTCTCTTTTGCTTATTGTTTTTTCTGTTGAAAACAGTATAACTCCGCTTAGATAAGATTCAACCCCATTGCATGAATTTTTATACACATGATTTTCACTTCGATCATAGTTGTACTTTCCATCATTAGGATCAAAGTAAAAATCAAAAATGCTGTGATCTACAAGTTCAATGTCTGGCCACACACACCAAAACATAGATTTTGATTTTTCATTTATTAGATTTAAATATTCATCATAGGTACTAATATATCTAATAGGGTATTGATACTTACTAGCAACAACATCAATTTCTTTTTTATTAACATAAAATTTAAAATCAAATTCTTTTTTAAGAATATTTGCTTTTTTAGGTATTAGTGCTACGCCAGAAATAAAAGACTCTGTTCCATAACAACTGTTTTTAAAAACATGTACATAGTCTTCGTCCCAGGAATGTATACGATAGTCAAAATTAAAGTTGTCAACAATTACAACATCGTCCCAAACTAGCCAAAAGAATTTAGTAAATGATTTCTTTTTAAGATCATCAATAGAGTTTACATTTTCAATTTTTTGAGCTGAGGGAAACCGTTCACAAAACTTTTTCCATTCAATATCGCTAATGGTTTTTTTGCTTACATAAAAAATATCGTAGATCATCTTAGGTATGTATTTGTAAGTTTAATTGTTTCTTCGTACAGGTCTAATGTGTACTTGCTTTGATCAACATCTAAGTAAGGATAATCAAATCCCATTCCTTGTTTAATTTTCTCTCCTAGATCCTGTATGTCATGCTCTAGTTTTCTATGATCAACGTTTTGTTCATATATGTTTTTTAATATTTCAAAGTCTCGTACATCAACATAGTTCCATTTAGTGCAATTGGTCATCCACTGTCCTAACCTTGCTCCATGGATAGCATATAAACCGTTTTCTTCATGTGCTCCAACTGTCGACCAAATTTTTAATCTATGAAGATTATGCCACCATATACGTTCTCGAATTTCATCTGCAGGAACTCGAACTCCATCTAATAGAGTCATTTTAACACCCTCTCGAAAACCTGCTCTCCATGCCTGAAATGGGCTTCCTGTAATAACAGTTTCACTGTAACATTCAGAAAACTGTTTATAACCATCTTCCCAACAAAAATCTACCTGGCCACGATCGCTATCGCTAGCTTCATGTGTTTTCATGTTTAGGATAAAATCTTTGCGCCATATCTTTAGGCCACCGTTTCCATAAAGCAATCCGTTAATGCGATTTCTGGCCAGCCAACTATAAACCTGTATATTTTTATTGTTAGGATCAAATTCCAAATTAAAAAATCTATTGTCTACAATGTTATCAGCATCAACAGTAATAACCCATTCTGTTTCGCTGGTTTCTGCTGCGGCTTTATGTGCGGCATCACTACCTTTAACTCCGTGTACACGTTTAGCCCAAGGTACCTTATTACACAAATCAGCATAATGCTGGTCAGCGTTTGGTTCGTCATAACTTAAAAAAACTATATCAAGTTCTAATGTCTTCATATGTATACTTGTCAAAAATTCTTCTTGTATAAATGCTAAACTTTTGAGATAGCTCTAATTTAAAACGATGTGGATACTTTACTAATTCGTTAACATTAAAACTAATCATTTCTTTTAATACATTAGGATCATTATACTCAGTTATTAAAAATATCATATCTTGATCTCCTTGCCATTCTATAGTTTTTAATAAAGGATTAATTTTAAATGTCAGTACCAGTTCTTGCCTATGGTATTCTATAGCTATGTCAGGTTTTGTAATATTGCTCCAACGTTTATCAACAACTCTGTGTAACACATCGTCAATCTTATTAAGACCAGTAATTGAGGCAAGATTTACCTTAATGAGTTTTCCAGAAACTATATCTACTTTATAATGTCTTAAAGTGTCGCCTCTTTCGTATATTCCTAATGCAATATCTAACTCTACTTGTATTTTATTTTTAATATTATTAACAGAAAAACCTGGATGCAATGCTATAACATTTCCTTCATTATCAAATTCAAAGAAATAAGTTTCTTCAGGTACTTCAATGGTTTTAATCCATTCATCAAAAGGTGCTAGATCTAGGTGTTCTTCCATACTATCTCCTCTAGGATACTGATTAATTCATCTGTAATAATATCCTTTTCAACATAATGAATTATATCAGTCTGTTGGTAATTACCAATTTTTAAGCTGCCGTTGCTCTTAAGATAAAACCCTACATGATCGGTCACCCGATCAGTATCCCACGGCCAGTTTTGTACCTGCGGTTTTAAATGTACTACTCTTGGAAAATCTAAAGGGTAGGCTATTTCGCAGTCAATGTCTAGAAGCTTGGCCGACAACGCAAAGGCTTCGTCTGTTCCTATGACTTTAGGTATGTGATTATTTAAATAGAGATTTTTAAATTCCTGAGGGTTAATAAAAATCTGTCGGGCTAATTCAAAAAATTCATGTCTACATTCTTTTTTAAAAAAAGTCCACATTGAATATAAATTGGGCAGATCGTTTTTGGTAAATGCTTTACGATAAGCATCACTAGTAACTACCTCACCTCTAAATGTGTAAGCACGATTAGCTACATATAATTCTGTGTTTTCTATAAAATAATCAATCCAGTGGCTGTAATCTCTAAGGAACAGCATATCTGCATCTAGACAAACGGTGTGCTCCCAAGGAGTTATTTCATCCATCCACGAACGGCCATCCCAAAACTTTTGTTCGGGCCATTCTATAATCTTATCAAATACCCAAGGACTTTTTAATTTATCAACTGGTGATTTGTCGTTAATAACCAAAGCTACTCGATCGTAACCTTGTTTTTGTGTGTTTTTAATACTTAAGGCTAGAGCATAGGCTAGTTTAAGATAGTCAATATCAGGATGGGCTGCTACAAATATCAAATAACCAAAGTTCATATTAACTCCAGAAGACTGTCAGCGTTTCTGATTATGCTTTGTTTATTCATAATATGAACATCAGTACCCTTAGTTGTAGCAGCCCAAAAAGCAGAGACATCCTGCGGCTGACTAACTAAAAAAGTCAGTTTATTGTTGTCAACACTATGTAAAATATCTTTGTCAAAAACAGTAAGGATAGACGGAAGTGTGTAGGCAAATTCTGTTTCAAATCCGTTCATAATGTGTTTAGCAACACTAAAGGCAATGTCATTTCTAAACTGTTTAGGATTAAATCGGAATAGGTCAGCATAATAAACATAGTTGTCTTTGACAAAATCTACCAGTTTAAAAAAGAATTGACTTTCAACACTTTTATCAAACATCACAGTAGTTGCCCAAAACATGTGGATACCAGTTTCACTTACTCGACTATCTAATACGCCGCCACGCTCTCCGGTAAGGTCTGTCATACTGTGACCCATCATCACCGGAGCATCTACTGACCAATACTCATTTAATTTGTTAGAAAAGATTAAATAGTCGCTGTCTATCAGCAAGGTTTGGTCATAGGGGCTAAGTTCCCAAACGCTGTATCTATTTGAATTTACAAATGGAATAATTTTGCTTTCAAATCCATCGTGTAGATTTCTCACATTCTTAGTGTAAGGTCTGTTAACTTCTATAATTTGATCAAAGACTTCTTGTGCTTTAATCAATGTGCCTGACTCTTCTAACCAAGATATTGTGCCTAAATCAGTTACAAGACTTACAGGAACACCTAAATTCTTTTTGGCAAGACCGCCTGCAATTATGGCCATTAAACCATAATCAATATCAGGACTGTTGTGAGCAAATATTAGTACGCCTTTGGTCATACATCCAATAACTTTTCAACAGATCTACTTGATTTAATTTTTTGATAATCTTCATAGTATTCGTAGGTAGCGGTAAAATACCTATCTATGATTTCATCTTTAAAAGTCTGTAGGTCAGCTACGAGTACTGGATTTCCGTTTTCGTCAACAAACGGTACATTTTCGGTACGGCCTTGATCAATTAACATCTGAACAAATACAATGAGTTCGCGATTGATTTTGAATAGGCCGCCAGCATGACCGTAGGTCAACTTTGCGTTGATTTTTTCTTTAAGAGTTTTTCTCTGAATAGCGAGAGTTTGTCGATAATTGGCAAACTCTAGAGCTTTAGATAATCTTTTGTCCATGGAATCTCCGAATAAACATAGCTGATTATTTACCAGCTAGTCTAGGAGTCCAAAATATTATCCGCCTGTTATTGCGCCTGCTGAATAAGATGACCATGTATAACTGGTCCAAGTTCCGCTTGGTGTAAGTGCATGACCGCCTGTAGGATAGGTCAATTCTACAGAATAATTCAGTGTGCCATCAACAATATCTTCCGGTAGTGGCGGTGCGCCGGGCATTGGGTCAACATAAGGATCATTCCATGATAATACAAAATTAAAAGTTGTAGCTGATCCTATGGCTGCATTTAACGCCACTGAAATAGCATAATTATTTGATGCATACGGAGCACTTGAATAAATTGAGTATAATGTCGTAGAACCTGTTCCCCAGCCGTAGACTGCTGCGCCACCAAATTCCTGGGTGCCTGCAGATGAAAGAAGATTACTCCATGCTGTATTTTGTGCGCTGGCAGCGCCACCGGTCCTAGAACTAGCGAATCGAATCTTCCCACCGCCATTCCAAAAATATCTAGCTTGATCTGCATTAGAAAAATTAAGAGCGTATGTAGCAGAAACAGCACTAGCCCAAGAACTTGTCCTAGAATTGCTGCCTGCGGAAGCGGTTGTTTTTCTAGAACTATGGCAATTAAATCTATCACCGTCTATTGTAGATGAATAGGCCGCAAAAGAATTAGGATCTGTAGAATTAATTAATTGTCCAGAAACATTTCCTGCTAGATTAAGGGCGGCAGCAGATCCATTCTGGTGAGCACTTGCATTTAATAAGTCATAACGAATATTATTAAAATCATTTGCTGAGATCGTATCGCCTACATTTTTTGTAACACCAAAGGTTGATTGTCCATAACCCCTGCTTAATGATCCTGTACCCATGATACCGACGCCGGTGCCATAGGGGTTATAGACATCGCTTGCAAGGGCTGTGGTTCCTGATCCTGCCATTTCTAATCCTTAAAGAATAATTGCTTCAATTAATTTTACTTCAGTATTTAAACTAGATTCTAAAGCTATTGCAAATGTATTGGCATTAGAGTCTTCACTGGCCATTGCACATCCATCAGGGGCGGCAACTAATCTGTCGCCTTTACGTACATGACCAATTACTCGAACGGGCACACGACCTTTAAGAGCAATATATGTGCCATTTTCTAAATCTTGATTCATCATTAGGCCAGGAGCGCCACTCACTACACCAACGGCACGCTGTCCTACCCAGACGCTGGAAGTAACTTCGCGTTCTCCTCCTACGATCATAACTGTACCAATGTCATATTCTTTGTCTGCTAGATATTTTTCAGCTAGGTCAGCGCCTTGAACTGCGGTAGCAGTACCGTTGAATATGTTGGCTGAAAGATTTGCACTGCTGTCTCTTGCGGCAATGGTATTGGCCGTTTTTGAAGTTTTTGCAGATTTGTAAGATGAAGATGGGCTATCTACCGCTTCATTGTCAATTTTTACCCTATCTACTTTGTCTGATATTCCGATGAATCTATTAGCTGTTAAATCACCGTTGGAATCTCTAGAAGCAATTGTATTAACCACCGCGGTAATACTTTCACTTTTGCCGTTTAAATTATTTGTTGAGGTTGCTGTAGCAGCATTACCTGTACAGCTAGAACTACTACCTGTGACATTACCTGTGACATTACCTGTGACATTACCAGTAACACTGCCAACAACGTTACCTGTTAAATTACCTATAAAAGAACCTGTAATATTGTTAGTGACTATTAGATTATCTGCCCAAATTTGATACCAACGAAGACTATCGCTTCCTAAAGAATATTCACTATCTACTCCAGGAACAATTGCTGTTGTTGAGATATTGGCCATTGTTCGTGTTTCAGTTGACGAAAGACGAATTTTAAATTTTATGTTATTGCCTGCTTGATTTGTTATAGAAATATCAGATGCATCACCTAATGCAATACTTCCTTTAACTGCTGATGCGGCACTAAAGGTTATTCCATCAGAACTAAAATCAACTGTTGTTGGAAATATTGGATTTTGTTTTAGAACTAAATCATTAACGGTATAAGCTAAGGTTTCGTCGTCTGGGTCAACCAAAGACCTAGTTGAAGAGCTTGTTCCCCATATTATTGCAGACGATGCCGAAGTTGTAACTCCAGCAGTGTTATCTGTACCTATTAAAGTTATACCTTTTTTAATACGTCCAAAATTAGGAATTAGTGCTTTATCTGCATCACTTAGTGTAAATGTATCTTTACTAAAAATAGCAACATCAGTTCCACCTGCTTTTATTCTAGCAATAGTTCTATTTTCATTTCCGCTGTCTTTAACTGTTGTTGCTACAATAGTTGTTTCACCTAATGTAGTAGAATTCTGAGGGCCTACTAAAATAAATTCAGTGCCGGTCCAGCAATATAATTGTTGGGCTAAACTATTAAACCAAAACTCGCCTGCACTTAATCCTAATGGAGCTGTGGCACTAGAAGTAGAGCCGCCCACCATTCTAAATCGTGTACCGTCATAAACTTTAATTTTTCTATCAGTGCTGTCATACCAAAGTTGTCCGGACACAGGTTTGCTAGGCTGGTTAGAGCCTGCAAAATTTTCCATTAAATGTAAAAAGTTTTCATTCTGTACTTGACCATAACCGGCGTAATTTTTACCAACAAATCTAATATTTGTGGTATTATCGATAGTACCGTCTGCGACAGATACTAAAAAACTACCGTTATATCTATTAACTTGATAAGCCATGTTAAACCTTTTTCTTTAATTCGTTTATTTGCTGTTGTTGATCTTTAATGGCTTCAATTAGGTATGCAACGATTTTAGTATATTGAATGCCGCTAGGATTACCTTCTTCATCTTTAACTACTAAATTAGGAAGAACTTTATTTACATCTTCAGCAATTAATCCAGGCTCATTAAACGATGATTGATCTTTACGATCATAGATAACACCGGTTAAATTTAATATACTTTCAAGGGCATTTGTTATTGGGTTTATATGTTCTTTTAATGCAATACTTGATGTTTCAACTAGTTGCGTTGTTGTTATTCTTCCAGCTACACCTATACCTCCAGCAACAACTATTGCGCCGGTTGTTGTAGAACTACTGGCTGTGGTATTTGAGGAAATAATTTGGCCAATGAATGTTGTGGTTCCTCCAACAGAATCTAATCTAGTTGCAGGAAATCCTCCAGGAGTCACACCGTCGTGTACAACTACTGTTTTTTTATCTGTATCAACTGTTAACTCGCCGGGGGCTCCGACAAATATCGCATGTTGTGCGGTTGTACCTCGTCTAAATTGAACTCGTTTTGCCATTGTTTTTTAACTCCTAGATTATGCTATTGCGCCGTAATCCATAAATGCATCTGCCGCAGAAGTGATTAACCCGTAATCTTCATCTGTTCCTCCGCTGATTGATCTCCAAGAAGAACCATCGTAGCCTTCCCAGTTAATATCAGTGGTATTAAATCTAATCATTCCGGCTGCGGCTGCTGGACGTTGTCCAGAAACTCCTGTTGGAACTAGCATTGCCCCTGTTCCTAAAAATCCTCCGTTACCGGAAACATATAAATTTCCGCCAATTGAAGCGCCACCTGAAACAACCAAAGCACCTGTTCCAGGTCCAGAACTCACTGTTGTATTTGAAAATGCAACTGCGCCGCTAGATGTTAATGTTGTAAATTTTGCTGAACCAGGATTAGTGCCACCAATATTAAAGTTATCTAAACTTCCGGTTGAACCTGATGATAAATTTACTGCGCTGGTGCTACCTGCCAACGATACATTAAAGTTAGCTGCTGGTGCGCCAGGTGATGGTGCTGCCATTGAAAAGGTACCGCTTACCGCAACTGATTGTATTGCCAATGGCGGAGCAGGTTGGCCAGGCGGGGCTGGTGGAGATTCAATTGTTCCTACTAACTTACCGTAAATTGTTGTTGCGGTAACCGTTTCAGCTTTAACGTCTCTCCATTTAGCTGCGGTAGATCCTAAATCATATACTCCAGTTATTCCTGGCTCTATACCTGTACGTTTTACAACGGCAACATCTTTTACATCATTGCCGTCATCGGAAATTCTAAGAACAAAAAATGAATTTTTTGAACTTTCAATTACAGGAACTACACCATTTGCCACTGTAATTTTTAAATCATCAGCTTCACCTATAGTAATGCCATTATCTTTAAAATTAACTTGGGTAATAAATGCTGTATTTCCAGATCTTAAAAAATCGGTGGCTGCAAATCCACCTAATCTATCTGCATTAGCAGCAGTTCCCCACACTCTATGCACTGATGAAGTAAGGCCGTTTACATCAGAGTTTATAAAATTTATACCAGGTCTAATGTTTGCAAATCCGATAATTGGATTTATAACAGAATTTAAGGTAAATGTTGCGCTGGCTACAATTGCTATTACATCACCACCTACTAGGAATTTTATTATCTGCTGATCGCTGCCTACTTGGTCTTTAACTACCGCAGGGGCTGTTGAAGTTGCACCGTATACGGGGGCTTTTTCTGGTCCTACTAAAATAAAACCAGTTCCGTTCCAAACTTTAATTTGTTCGTTTTGATTATCCCACCAGAAGTCGCCTATAGCAAGTCCTGTAGGAGCAGTAGCACTGGATTCTGCACTGCTGGCAATTTTAAATTTTGTTCCGTCAAAAACTTTTAACTTTTTTACGCTAGTATCAAACCATAATTGACCGTTGATAGCTTTAGGCGGGGCGCTGGTATTTGCAAAATTTTCTAACAAATGCAAGAAATTTTCATTCTCTACTTCGCCATAACCACTGTAATTTCTACCTACAAATCTTAGGTCCGTAGCCGTGGTATTCAGTGTTTGATCGTCAACTGAAGCAAAGAAAGTACCATTATATTTGTTTAATTCATAGGCCATTTATATTATCCAAGCATGTAACTAGTATTTATCGTATCCGTATTAATTGGCTATTAGGGGTTCTTTTGGCCAGTCTAAGTCAAAAGGCCATGAAGCCTGTTTATCAACGTCTCTAACTAGGGTACGATAGTCTGCCCATGCCGCTATCCACTCTTCTGTATGCTTGGTTTGCACACTAGGAAGTTCTGTCCAATCGCTGGAAATCAGTAAATTTCTCTGTCTAGACTTGGCCATGTCTTCGGCTTTCTGTGTAGCTGCTACTATTTCCTGCTCGCCCATATCACGTATTTCAAATTTTTGCATAACTACATTTCCGTCAAAAAACGGCTCTGCATCTACAACTGTTTTAAATCGTTCTGCCTGGGGAGGAAGCTCCATTTGAAAAGGGGCGTACCCTAAGGGACGTACATCGTCTGCTGTTATTGGATATCCAAAAGATACATTAGGATTCATTTGCCTAAGTATGTCTTCATTTATAGGATATCCTACTGGTTTGCCATCTAATATTTGAATATAATACATAATTTTTCTCTCTTATTGATATCTGGATCTATTTTCTTGATATAAATTTAACACTTCACTAGCGTTTAAACCCCTGTTCCATAGTCTGGCAACTCCTACTGGGCCATTATGGCTGCTATGGAAGCCGGCATCGCCAATTCTATAAACATATCCTGCACTGCTATCTGCAGTGAAAGCATAATTTGCAGATCCTACTACTGCCCCATTTATATATAGGGTGTGTGTATTTCCGCTGGTAGTAGCAACCATATGATACCAATTTCCAACTTCAGGGCGTGTATTAACTATTACATTAACATATCCGCCTGATCCATTAGCATTACCGTATCGTTGATATAGAAAATAGTTAGCACTATAATGATACCACAAGCCCCAGGTTCTTAATGACCCTGGTATATTTCTTGCGCCATCATAATAGCCTTTACCAAATATTCTAACCCAATCATATGCGCCATCCCAGGAATCTAATTTAAACCAAATTTCAGCGGTCATATCAGTTCTTAGATCTACAGAAGAATTAGCCGTCCCTGATAGATATCCGTATGTTTGGCCGGCGTAGTCGTTATTTAGATCAAAAACTCCACCACCGTTTTGATTTCTCCAACTGAGTTGACCGTTGGCAGAAAATGTAGCGTTGTTGCTATTACCTGAAATATCATAAACTGTTGTTCCGCTGCCTGGATAACTAGAAGAATTTGCAGGATCTAAATGTAATACTAGCCCTGTGTCTGTAAATCCTTGTCCAAATCTAGCACGATTTTCATCATACAACGTTGTTATTTCTGTAGAGCTTAATTCTCTATTATAAATTTTAAATACTGCAAGGTCCATTACCTGCTGATAGCTATTCTCAAGTCGCCATCCACCGATACGTCCAACTCCGCTGTTAAAATTAGCATAAGGACCGTACTGTACTGAATATTGCTGACTTAGAGACTCTCTAATTCCATCGATATAAATTTTATTTCGATAGTAATCTCCAACATTCATTACAAATACATAATGAGCCCATCGTCTAGGTAATGTTAGAGCATTAACTCTTGCTGCGGAAATTCCATAAACATCACCCTGGCCAGTGTTAAACCCTAGTGTTCCGCCAGAGGTCCATACATCATGTATGTTAAATCCAAAAAACATACCGCTGGCAAAACTATCAGCATAGGCCCACATTTCTACTGTAATGGTACTTGATGTTAATTCATTTGCATAAAAATCAATCTTAGTATTTGACCATGCCGGAAATCTAAAAACTCTATTGTCGCCTAGTGTTTGTGGAGTATCAGGAACATACCCTAACGATATAGTTCCATGATTAGCATTACCAGATATATCATACACGGTAGATCCGCCGGTATAGCTTAATACGTTTGATGCATCATAGTGTAATATTAATCCGACAGTGGTAGCTCGTCTCCTTACTATAACGTCTGCTGCATTATAAGGATAGCTTCTTCCGTTGCCCCAAATAATTCTAACAGCGCCACCACCTCCGGCACCACCTAAGATAGAATTTCCACCTGAGCCACCACCTCCAAATGCTCCGCCATCTTGACTGGTAGCATTAGTTCCGCCAGCTGTTATTCTAGCTGCAACATTAACTGCATTAGCTAATCTGTAGGTTCTAGTATCCCATACTAAAGAACCAGTACTAGTTCTAACAGTTAGTGCAAAACCTGCTGGATTAGCCCACCAGGGGCCGCCGCCATAATTTCTTACAACAAACCGCAAGACATGACTGCCTGCAGACATAACATGAGTAGTAGTTTGACTGTAACGGAATTGATCCGTAATGCCTACATAAGTGCCGTCAACATAAAATGACATGTAATTATCAGCAGCATATTCTAGTGTATATGTACCTGTATAAGGTGCATAAAATACTCGATCTACAGTATGATAATCGTTATCGGTATAATCTCTATTACTAATCCATACCCCGTAGGTATTGATAAAATTGCTCCAGGCCCAAGATAAATCAACTGGCCATAAATCTATAGGAGTATTAAGAGCTGCTGATAATCTTGTGTTAATACCGTTATAAGAACTACCACCACCACCTCTAGTGGCTCCAATATTTCCTACACCCTTAAGACCAACACCTCCCCCTCCTTGTGCTCGGCTAGGACTTGAAGAGCCGCCACCGCCACCGTAACCTGTTCCAGCTGTAATACCACCTGTGTAATAATTTTCACCTTTGCCGGCTCCGGGGCTAGGAATATATCCACCTGCGCCACCGCCACCACCGGCACCACCACCATAACCTGCACTTCCGTCGTGGTACCAATTAGCAACACCTCCACCAGTTCCGCCAGCGCCACCAGTTCCGCCACCAGTTCCAACTAATCCAGATCCTGTTGTACTAATTCTTGTACCTGTGTTTACTGGAGTATCAAATGTAACTAGATATGATGATCCGTTACTAACCGCAGGACTTATAACATTATTGCCTGGTTCTCTAACGGAAAAAATGTCAAAGAAATCAACACCAGCATAAAAATGTATTTCATAGATATTAGTTCTACCTGTGGCTGCATAATCACCACCTTGCTGGCGAATAACAAATTTAGTATTATTGTTTGTTGCATAGGTATAGAGTTGATATAATCTTCTATCGCCTGGATAAATTAACACATGCGGTAACGCAGGACTATTTGCGGCAAATCCATAATATTGACTGCTGCCACCACCGAAACTAAAAAATCCATTTGAACTTATATAAACTGTATTATAGCTAACCCCAAGGAATCTTACAGGAAATGGTAACGGAACAGCATAATAAGTATCGTCAACATTGGTATTAACAATTAACGAAGCAACTCCATTAACTGCTGTCATCTCTGCATTACCTATAGGGGCAAAAGGAATTCTTGATGTTGCATTACTACTGGCTGCGCCACCGCCACCACCGTAGGGTTCAGTTCCACCACTGCCGCCAGTGGCATAAAGTAAATTTGTACCTCCACGGTATATTCCAGAAGGATATCCATCTTCACTAACTGGTGTTTCACCAGGTTCGTCGTAGTCGTTGTCACCGTCGGGGTCAACAATACCCAACGGTCTTCCTCCTGATCCAACAACAATAGTAAGTGTTTCTCCGGGAGTGACCGGTATGTCGTTGCGCCATTGTAGGGCTCCGCCACCACCGCCACCACCATTTGGTGCTCCTGAACCACCGCCGCCGCCGCCAACAGCCACAGCACAAATTAAAGTTGTGTAATCAGGAACTACAAAATAATAAGTTCCCGGAATTGTAAATTCGGTTTGTTCTGCGCTGGTGTTTGTGATATCATATGCAGACGCTGCGATTAAAACTTGTTCTAAGTTTAGCATAAATTACCTGCTGTCAGACATTGTAATTGCGCCTCTCCAATTAGCGCCACCGTCATCGGTTATAAACACTAATACATCAACCCCGCTGGTTGCCAGTGCGGGCGCTGATCCTGCTGGCCAGCGAACTGTTCCTGGCCAATATTGTGTATACGAGCCGCCATTTCTAAGAGTTAAAATAAATCCGCCTGCTCTTGAGCCTGTAGGAGGATTTGTAAATGACCATGTAACTGCACCAGCTGCGGTTGCAGAAACAAAGTTTCCAGCTTCTTGGTTAATTGATGTTGCACCGGCTACGTTGCCCAATGCATTAGTTACCAAACTGTAATCTTGTAGTGCGGGTCGAAGCAATGTATAATCTTGGAAGTTTTGAGTTCCGTTAATGCTGCCAGCACCGCTGCCGTTAGCAGGAGTATAACCTAATGCTGCGGTAACTTGTGCTCCGCTAATTGAGCTAACCGTTCCTGCATTACCAGTAACATTAATTCCCCAGGTACCACTAGCGTTTCCTCCGGTTAGTGTTGGAGAATAATTATTATAGTTTGCGCTGGTTAATAAATCATACCAACTATTCCAGGTACTATCAATACCCTTTCGAATACGTAGTTGTGGGGTTCCGCCACTGTTAGCTG